TCTTGAATGATGGCTTGCAGGCGAACAAATTCAGAAGATAACGCCTGGCGAATGACCTTCACCTGCTTTATTCCATCATAGTAGGGAGGAACGTATTTCTTCATGTCTTTATGAATGTCTCGATCATATCGGTAAAACTCTAGCCTTGAGTTTCCTTCTATCTGCGCTTTAATCCCTTTAAACTTCCACGTTTCTGCATTGACAATGACGCGCCCGATCCCTTGGGCCGAAAGACGGACGAGCGAGCGCTTAATAAAATCTCTCGTTGAAACCGTTCCTCTCGAACTAAGTGACGCCTTTGTTCGAAAAATCATAGATGTGTTTATTGCTAAAGCTCCATTCGCCGATATGCTGCCTCCTGCCCGTTTCACCGCTATGACTTTAGCTTGGACCGTCCCTCTTCCCGTTACGTTTGACTGAATGTTGTATAGAGCCATGTCATACACTCCCTAGGCGAGTGTGATTGAGATGTCGCCAGCGTTAATTTTCAGCTGGTCGTTGGTGCTAATTGTCTTGGGAGTTGTTACGGCCCCATAAAAAAGCAAGTTTCCGCCTGTCGCGGCATCTAAAATACCTATATGCGTCACTGTCCCCCAGTTGGCTGTCGCGACTGGGAACAGAATCTCGTTGCTGTTTGATACCATCCCACCGTTTGGGGCACCAAACGTGATCTTCTGTCGTTGATACGATCCGCCAGTTACCTCTGTTCCTGTATTGTCATCAGTCGGATCACTTGTATATAGCGCTAAGTAGACGGCAGCTGGCGATGTATATGGAATATTGCGCAAAACAGCGTTGATCAACGCATTTTCAAGATAGTTCGAAATAGCACTCATGCAAATTCCCTCCTACAATAATGTCACTCTACCAAGAACGGCAATCTCATCATCGTTAAGTTTAATGTTTGAGGTGCCGCTATTGATTTTCAGATTTTCATAGTCTAAGACGTAACTGGCGTTTAAAATCGCCTCTCCCACTTTGGCATAGCGAACGATTTGTTCGAAAAAGGCAACGTTCATTAAATAATCGTTGATAGAGTTTTTGATTTGTTGCAGGGCGGTTTCTATATCGGCTTGCTCGTTCAAGGTGACTTTCACATCGATATCAACGCTTACCTCTCTTGCTCCATCAACGGTGACATCGGCCAATGTCGGTCTCTTGGCCTCAATGTTCTCTTTCACTTTTGCAATCATCTGCGGGCTCGGTGACTTCTTTTGGTCCGTAATGACAACAACGCGAACCGTCCCTGGACCATTCCAGCGCCGAAATACACGAACATAGCCAATACCGGGCACTTCTTTTGCCCAACGGATGTAGTCGGCATCATTACCACTAGATGAGGGCATAGAGATCCGTTCAAAATAGCGAGCAAGTAATGATTCATCGCTTTCTTCATCGATTCCATTTTCAAACGCTTGAGGATTTGTCACACTTTCCACCCCGTCGATTTCATCCACCAAAACTGCAATTGCGCCAGCTGGCACATTGCCGCTAGACCCCGCTATTTCTGCTTCTACAGGAACAGAAGCCACACCACTTTTTGTGATGGTCGCTTCATTCAATGTATAAAAGAAAATCGGATTAGCATTGTTAGTGCTTATTCGAGTATTGGCTGGGATCACCGTCCCTGCTCGTCCAGTAAAAATCACAATGCCAGTTGCTTTTTCCGCTTCTTTTGGTATTATTCCAACGTCTTTTGCGCGTGCTATTAATATGTCTCTCGGTGTATCTTCGCTAAGAAAAAGCCATTTGACACCCAAATCAAATTGCTGGTAAGCCTGTTCTAACTCAAGCGCCGCTGGGGCAAGCATATCCCATATAACCGATCCTTGCCGTTTATCAAAATCGTCAGGGATCCGAGACAACATTCGCTGCATAATCACCTCAAACGTCTGATCCTCAAACATTCACGCTCACCCCCTCGAGCGTCTTGCCGTTAGTCAAAGTGACGGTAAAAGTGATTTCCAGTTGATCGCCATTGCGCTCAATGAAAAAATTTGACGCACTTTTGATCCGGTCATCATATTCAATCGCTTCTTTGATTAGTCGAGGGACTTCTTCCTCTAGGAGCTCGCTAGAGACGTTCTTGCCAATGATATCTTCTATTTCGCAGCCATACTCATCGTCATAAATAAAAAAGCGCGAGCGAGCTGTCATAATTGCCTTTTGAATAAATTGCAAAACGGCCTCATCATCGTCGATGGTCCCGCCCAATTCGCCTCTTTCAAAATCGATGCGATACGTCTTCGACGGGCCGATCACTACGGTTTCCGTTGCGTTATCGGCATTCAGCTCGTCAAGGTTGACCGGAGCAAGCGTCATTCAAATCACCACCCGATCAATGATATAAAACACTTGGTCACGGTCGCTGGCTACGATGACGCGATCGCCGACCTTTAGTTCGTCTTGATATTCCAATTCCACCGTCGCACCGCCGTTGATTTTGACTTGTCGCTTATGTCTCGTTAGGTGCTGCGCGATAACGACATCGTCTTTGTCCAGCTCGATTTTCATGTTATCGACCTGGATTTTTATATTTGGAGGTGGCGACGTCACCGTGGCCAGCTCAATGGATATGTCCTTGTTATAGCCATGTTGCCGCATCAGATTAATAAGCCGAACAGCACCGTTCCCCTCCATGTCTCATACCTCCTCATAGGCCACCTCTGCTAGAGTAGGGCTGCTGCTAATGGTTAACGACATCGTATGCACCCCGTTTTCATAATGATGGGTGTCTGAATTGACGTAATAAGTACCGTTAATGCCAGTCATCTTGTTATAGACTTGGATCACAGAGCCGGACGTGATCTCATTGATCCCTAAAGACTCGAGACTCATGTCTGTTGCGACTTTACTCATATCTTTAAGCAGTTGGTTGGCTAATTTTTGCAGCTGCGCTTTATTCAACTTTTCATCCGCACGTTCAACGTGCTGCATAACGCCATATTGCCTTGCTAAACTGTCATTTTGGACAGTGACAGTCACAGGGTTTTTATCTGTGCCGCCGATCACCTTTACCTTTGTTTTTGTTTCCTCAATACTTTCATTGACGCTAAGGGACAATAAATTCCTTCCACTCTCGATGATCAGTTTGGCGCTTGGTACTTTCATTTCTGTGAGCGTAAATTTCCCGAGGTGATTGGAAATAAAAAAACGCCTACCTGTATGCTTTCGGGTAGTCGTTAACGCTGTAAATAGCATTTCTGCTAATGGTTTTTCGCGAAAAATATGTTTCGGGATTACATATCCGGTATCGGCAATGGTGCCGACAGGGATTTTATAAAGGCTGCAAATGTACTTGGCCATTTCGCTCGCCTTTTTCTTCGTGAACTTTATGGTGTCCGCATTTTTAACGAGGTATATATTAGGATCGTAGCACGTTAACAACCATTCCCCAGCCTCGTTTTTGCCCGTTGCAAAAAGGAATCCTCGAAAGAGCTCTTTGTCATCAAAAAATCGAACCGTTTTTCCCTTCTGGAACGCCAATAACGGAGAAACCCCGTTTGCGGTATTGTGCAATGTGATTTTTAACGTGCGCGCTACTTGCTGCAAGTCACCGCTCCATTCCACGCTTCTCACTAAACCGGTGATGTCGTAGTTATCATAAACGACAATCATGGAATCACCAGCTTTTGCCCTGGGAAAATAGTATTCGGATTCTTTCCAATCACTTTTTTATTGGCTTCGTAAATCTTCCGCCACTTACTCCCGTCTCCATAAATGCGCTTTGCGATTGACCATAAACTGTCGCCTTTCTTCACTACATACGTCTTTGGCTGCCCCTTTTGCTTCGGTGGCCGTTGCTTATTAGATGGTGGAGAAGACTGTGTCCATTTTTTCACTGTAGGCATCCTATATTCTTTTAGGGATATGGAAAACTGCACCTCTCCCGGACTGCCAGGCGGACTTGGCCAGTAGGTGAATTCCGGAATGAGTACAAGCGTATTAATGTTCGCTGTCGTCACAATAAAACGGATTGGTTTTTCGGCATCGCGCCATTTTTCAACGATGCTGATGAAATCGGTCGGAGGAATAATTTGATTATGAACACAATAGGCCGGGTCGTATTTAGCCGGTAAAAACGACTCAAATCGGAATTCGCGCAATCCTCTATTCTTCGGAATCGTTACTTCCCCTAAATGATTGACCTCGACGATTTCCATTCCATAAGGGCTCGATACTTCGAAAGAGGAAGGGTTCACAGGCAACTGCAGGCTTTCGCTTCCGTATCGGAACCAAAACTGCATTTTCACATTCATACCATGACGCCCCCTTCCTGTTCAATATACCGAGCCAACTCGAGAGCCAATTTCTTAATATCGGAGTCGTTGCGAATGATGAACTGGTTGCCGGTGATCGTAACTGACGGACGTTGACGCTTGCTATACTCCATTTGCTTCACTTCCTGCTTAGTCAGAACTTTCTCGCCCTCGTGTAACAGCGCTGGATAGTTATCGCGAGGGATGACGCCTCCAATTGCTTTCTTTTGGATCAATCCGTTTCCACCAAGGAACTTTGGCAACCCGATTTTAATATTTCCAATAGATGTAATTTTTTTGATGAAACTTGTGACACTGCCGATTAACCCGTCAAACCACTGTTTCACGGGTGTGATGAAGTTGGATACTTTTTCTTTTACTACGTCCCATACTTCTAGTGATTTCTTTTTCACCTTTTCCCAATTGAGCACTAACGCAACACCGGCCGCAATCAAGACTGCGATCCCGGCCGCTACCCATGTCATCGGGTTGGCGAGCATTGCGACATTCAAGCCGATCTGTGCCGCCGTCTGAGCCAACGTGCCGGCGCGCCATGCTTTAAACAGGGTGATAATTGTCTGCATCATCGTTAAGCCGGCAAAAGCGATACGGAACGAAATGACCCCGGCTGTTACGGCTGCTAATGCTGTGGCGACCGATTTAATATGCGGGGTCGCCTTAGCAAAGGCATTGACCATTTTAGCACCTGCATCGCCGATGGATTTGCCGATGTTTTCGCTCATCTTGACCAGCTTATCCATCGTTTCCGGCTTGATCCCTTTCAACATGTTATAGCCCGCATCTTGTAGGCCGCTTTTTAGGTTCCCCATAATTGTGCTGGCTTTACCTGCAGTAGATTGGGAAAGCTTTTGCGCCCCACCAGCAAAGAACGGACTCAATTTTTGTGAAGTTAGTGTATTAAATGCCTTCTGTGTCTCGGCTGCAGTCAGGTTATCTTTTTCCTTTTTCCCTACATAGCCCTTAAATTCTTGGGCTGTCACTTTAAATCCGAATTCTTTGAGGCGCTCAAATTCGCCCGTTTTCGCATCAGCAAGGGCCTCAATCGCTTCCGAAAGGGTTTTGCCAGGTGTCAACGCTGCCATGTCTTCTGCGAGTTTTAAAAGTTTCATCGCTTCTTGCGTATTTCCACCAGCGATCCCTAGCGCCCTAACACCGGTTTGGACGACTTCACCCGTTTCAAATGGCGTCTCATTCGCGTTTTTCCGCAAAGCCGTCAAATATTCTTGGGCCGACTTTTGCACTTGTTGCTGGCTCATCCCCTTGTTTTGCACACCGATAAAGTGCTCCATCGAAATCATGTATTTTTCTAAGTCAGCCCCGCTTTTTAATGCGGTTGCTACTCCGGCACCGAGCGCCGTTCCGATCGTCGCTCCTAATAGACGCAATCGCTCCATGGTCAACGCTGCCCGATTTCGGACGCGATCAATAGCATCAGCTAACGTCTCCAGCTTCTCGTTCGCTTTCGCCGTTTCAACCCGCATTTCCCAGCGCTTTTTGGCACTTTCCTGCACCTTATCCATCGTGGCCTTGAGGCGCAGCATTTCATTTTTCAGTTTTTCATTCGATCGAATGACCTTCTCGATACTCTGCGTTGCACTATCCTTGACGGAGATTTCCGCCTCGAGCCGTTGGCCTTTCGCCATATCTCTTCACCTCACCAGAACAGCACTGGACACGGCATGCCGGATAAAGCTTTTATTTTCTCGTTTTCTTCCTCGACTTCCAGCTCATAAAAAGCACGAATAATCGTCAGCTCCCCATAAGGGATTTGATAAAAAACTGAGGGCCGGATGCCTTTCTTTTTCCAATACCAGTACATCATCTGTACATAACCGTTTTCCTTTACGGCTTTTTTACTTCTTCAACGGCCCCCTCGCCAAACCCGCTTAAATCGCTGATTTCGTTATATAGCCGATCAATTTCACCAGGCGTAAATAGTTTCCGAATCAAATCATATGGCGTCGGGACCTTATAATGCTCTAACAACTCCTTCCGTTTTAACTCTGGAGAAACAACGCCCTTTAAGATCGTTTCTAGTTTGATAGTAAAAACATCGACGTCCGCTTTGTTTGAAATTGGATCAAACTTTGTAGACATATCCTGAATCTCTTCAAACTGTGTCTGTGTCAACGCTTGAATTTCAAAAACGACCGGCTCGCCGGCCAGCTCGCTCAACCGTTTAATTTCCACGAGTTTTTTTGGTAATTCCAGCTTTTCCGCATCCATTTTGAGTAAAATATCAACCACATTGCTCATTGTGTTCCCTCCTCATGACAAAAAGCAGAAGGTTGCCCCTCTGCCTATTCAATATAGTCGATAAATTCAAAATCATTAAAAGTAAACGGCTTCTCTTCTTGAACGATTTTCCCCGATTCCCAGTCCGCGAGAGTCAGATCGTCAAAAGTACAACCTTTCAATACAACACGTTCCGCACCGAATGCCGCTGGATCGGCCAGCTTGCTCACGATCGTCATCGGTTCCAAAACACCACGCTTCACCTGCTCGGCCACCTTGCGTGTCAGTCGGGAGTTCACCTTTGTGATTCGCAACGTCCCTTTGCCTTCCCATCCCATATATTTTTGACCTTGGCCGTTCGGAGCACCACACATTGGCACTTTTTCCTTAATAAAGTCCACCTTTGCCTGCAATCCGTATGCTTCCGCAAATTTTTCGCCGTCGATCCATACTTCTCCATGCGTACCGGAAATGGCGCGTTCAGGAATCATTCGTTCCATTCAGTCACACCTCCCTAAATGAGCACTTTCATGTCAATGTCCTCAATCGCATCGAGAGGACGGATACGAGAAAGGATAAACACCTTATCCCTTGTGTTCGCTTCCTTAATTTCTTGCTCTTTCATCGCATTAACATCGATGCCGATAGAGCGTAAATAGACCCGTTGCTGTTCTAAATCGATTTCTGCGCTATTTTTCCCAGCGTCAAGCAACCCGTCAATCTCCAGCTGCTCATAGTACGCGTTAATAGCTTGAATGAGCAGCACTTTATTGTCATAGCTGTTAGCATATTTACCGATATATTTGTCCTCGATCGTCTTGCGAATGTCCATGTACATAAGATCGAGAATATCGACGATTTTAATTTTCTTGAAATCGTCTCCCTTATCTTGCGCAGTTGCGACGAGTGACGTCACCCCGCGACCGACTTTCACCTTTTCCCCATCGTGATAAATCACAAATTCGCCATTATCGATCGCCTGGTCGAGTTGATCCTTCGTGTAGCTTTGTACACTATCAACTTCCGGCAACGGCTGAAAAGTCGTTGAAATCGTCAACGGCGTTCCGGCAATTAATCCAGCAATACGAGAGCAATATTGGGCCGCTGTATACGTCGTATCGCCAACCACAATATTTTCCGTCGTGAAGTTAATAATGTACTCTTTATCGGCCGCGTGATGAGGCAATACAGCTTTCACCATCTTGCCATTAGCGCGTTGCGACCCGATCCAAGTGGTGATTTTCGTTTTGTCTGCTTCCTCAATCTCTGGGAAGGCCAAATAATCGAATTTCACCGTCTCTAAATAGTTCAGCGCGACATCTAGAGGTGTTCCGTTCGTCACCGTAGCATTCGGATCGTAGACGTACACCACCACCCGGTTCGGCGTCCGCTCACCACCAATAAATGCGAGCTCGATTTGCTTTTTATTCGCCTCCGACAGTCCGGTCGGAATATCGGTAACGCTCGTTACAACATGCGCGCCGAGAGCCGCCGTATCTTTTAGCAGCAACGCGACGATCCCTCGCTCGCCGCGTTGAATCGCCGTGGCCCCTAGCGTCTTGAATACAATATTGACTTGAGGCAGGCCCATTACAATACCTCCCTGTTATGAATGATTTCCTGCATGAGGTCATGCTGCGTTGTATCGCTCAACATCACGATGAAGTCAAGCTCGAGAAAAAAGTGGAGAATATCGTCAACAATTTCGAATCTCCGCTCTACAATGTTTACCTTCATCCCGTCAAAAGCAATGCTTCGGAACAAGTCGTTCAACGAATCAGCCATTTCAACGTTTTTGGCGTTCGTTTCTTCCTCGGATAAATACTGAATATCGATGGTGATTTCCCTTTGCTGCATCGACTTGTTCAGCTCGATCACATCGCCAGGCAAAACGGTAATAAAAAAACAAGGCTTTTTCAGGCCTTGTTCCACTTTTTCACCGTATATTTTATGGTCCGGAAAGGCTGTTTTGAGTTTGCCGATCACCGCATTTCGAATAGCTGTCATCATAATGAATTCAGCACCTTGTCAAAATGTTTTTTCAACCGGCGCGGGATTTGGCGTTTGATACGCTTTATCGATACTGTCAACATATAAAACCCCGGAGCGTGCCCAACTGTTTTTTTATTGATCACTACTTTATGGCCGTATTCCACAAAACGGGCATAAAACTCCTTGTTATAGACGACGATAATCAAATCATCGCCTTCCCGCTTCAGCTCACCAATTTCCCAGCCGCTCCGCAATCTCCCCTCGTCTTTTGGTGTCCTCACTTTCGCTAGACGCAATAAGCCTTTGGCAACGTCCAATAAGTAGTTTTCCAGTTCTTTAGGGAGATTTTCCTTGAGGAAAATAAACTGCTCTTCGTATTTTTTGAAATTGTTTATTTTGAGCTGAAACATTACGCTTCACCTTCTATTTCCGCCATAACCTCTTGGAAGGTATGATATTTAAAGCATTCCTTCACGGTAAACCGGAATGTTTGTCCTCTGTGATTGACCTCAATTTTGTCGCCAATTTTAATGTTTCGATGCGTTTCCATATGGATTTTATATAGCAACCGGATATTGTGCGTCGTATCGGTTTGCCTCGTGTCGCCGGAATCGATTTTCACCAGCTCGCACGGGATCTGTTCCATCAGGACAACAGGCTGATGGATCGTTTCTCCGCTCGTCAGCTCCACTTCTTGATGCCGTGACACCGTACAGCGATCATTGAGGCTATGAACGTAGCCGAGCGTGCAATCCAATATAAAATAGCCTGGTTCACCCTCATCCACGGCCATAATGTCGTACCATTTTCCCTGGCAAAGAGCTTTCATTAACGGTTTTATATCCTTATTCGCCCGAATAACGATTTGATATGACTTTTCAGGCTGTTGGTCAGTGAATTTATTCTTTTTGAATTTCACTTGACCCCAGAGCTTACATCGCTCGACAAGCTGTTCCTCACCATTATCGAATTGGATTTCATAAAATGTCAGGCGATCCTTGAGTTGTCCGGGGTTCATGTCCCCTCACCTTTATATTTCACCATCAAATTCCCTGTATCCGACACCGTCACTTCGTATTTATGCCCCGCTGGAGACACTAAGATAAGGCTTTTGAGTTCCTTCTCAACACGCTTTTCCGTTTTCTCGCTCATGATCTTCCTCCTTTCTACGTCGTTTCGCTATCGTAGCAATGAGTCAACTGCGCCACGATGCTCTCGACCGTATGCCGCACTTTTTCGCTCGTTTTGCCGATCATCTCGCGGTTTTCGTACCAGTCGGTTACTAGCACATAGCAAAACAGCTTAGCCAACTCATTCGTGTTGTCAAACGTGTTCCCCGTCGCATTGAACAAGTATTTTTCTGCCGCATTAATCAGCGTACTAATTAAGCCGTCCTCGTCACTATGCTCAACGCGCAACCATTGCTTCGCTTCGTCGAGCGTAATAATCAAAACGATCACCACCAATAAAAGGGGACGGGGTTGCCCCCCGTCATTAGCTCAGCGCCAACTGGCCATATACGGCCGCGCCTGTATCCCAGAATTTGATGTCGTCGCGCATAATCGTACGCAAATCCGTCGTATCGCGTTTAAATGCATCGCCACCTTCTTTCGTTGCCGCCAATTCAAAGAATCGACGCGTGAACAATACGATAAGCTCTTCAAGATTCCCAATGAAAATGGGAGCCTTGTTCGTCGTTCCAGTGATCGACGGCAAGTAGCGATTGGAACATACGACAACCGGACGGCCAAACAACAGCTTCCGCCCCGGCTGTGTGATATCATCTTGCAGTAAGAAACGACCGTTCGCATCTTGTTGGCTGTCGAGCCAGTTATATCCGTCTTGGTTTGTTAACACGATGCTGCTCAAGCTGATAGCCGGATCCAAGTCAACATTAAATACCTTTTTCACCGCTTTCAGATCAGCTAAGTCTTTCGGAGTCATAGTCAGCAGGAGATCCGTAATCAACTTGTTACGCGTAACGACGGCCTTCTTACCAATCCAACGCGTGATGTAATTAATAATGTTCTGATCGCTATCAGCTAAAAGCTCGTTCGTAATCGGCAAGATGCCGCCGCGTTTTTTCACAGAGTACGAGACAGCCACGAATTTAGGATTATCCGTTTCCGGGAGCACGCCGTATTCATCAATCAACGCAAACGGCGTCATCGTTTCATCTTTCTCCAGCACGCGAGATCCCGATAAGGTGGTCACTTCCTCGACGCGAACATATTGAGACAAGTCGTTTTGCGCTCTCATAATCTCGTTAATGCGCGTCTGAATGTCTTTTGGAACGATCAAGGACGAATCTCCGTCAGGGATCGCCGGATTGGCTCCTCCTTCATTCATGACGGCGCGCTTTTCGTATTCTGCGATAATGCTTCGCTCATCCGAAGAAACCGGGCGCCGGCGAATCGCCTTCATGAAGATTTGTCGATACTCCTGTTCCAATTCGGCATCCTTTTTCGTAGCAGCGCGAGTTTCAGCGCCAGCCGAATAAGCGCCACCAAGACCCAATCCACCGCGCTCCTCTTCCTCTAATTGCCGTTGTACTTCAATTTTCTTTTGCAACGCACGTACTTCTTCCATACGTTTTTCGGCTTCATCGACTTTATCCTCTGCTAAGAGAGCACGGACTTCGACTTTCATCTGCTCCAGTTTTTGCAACATTTCCCGCAGTTCTTTTCCCATACTCTTTCAACCTCCCATGATTAAAATAAAAAAGAGCTGATTACATCAGCTCTAACTCGAGGGCTAGTTTTCGTTTTTTGTATTCATTCGAAGCACGTTTTTGCTGCTCCCGGTACTCATCAAGCGACCGGACAGACACTTCATTGGCCGGATAAGCCGGGAAAGCTACCGGGGAGATTTCATATAGTTCCGCATCCAAGATGGACCGCTTATAAATCTTCTTCCCGTCACGATCGACCTGCGACCATTTGTCTTTTGTAACGCGCATGCCAAACGATACACCATCGACATCACCGCGCTTAATCATCTCCCAGGCATCGTTGCCAATCGTGGTATTTGGCAAATCCAGCTCAAATCGCAGCTCTTTTTCCGTGCTTTCAAGGCGCAGCGTTCCACTTTTTGTGCTTCCTAGTACTTTCGCTGTGTCGTGTGACCAGAGCCCGACAACCCCGCGCGTTTTCAAACTCTCATCAAATGCTCCGGCCGCGATTTCCTCGACAAACGTGTCTCCCCACCAGTCCCGCATCTCCGCGCTTTCCGTATTGTACTTGATTGATCCGGAGATGGTGCGTTTTTCTTCTCCTTCGCTCGACTGACGGACTTCAATTTTCACTGGAAGCGCCCGAATTTCCTTTATTTCCTTCGGTGCTTGATTGCCCACTCTCACCACCCCCTTTCATGTATTGCTGACCTACCATTGTTAGAGGGATATAGTTCCCGTTGACAATGAGCTGATTGCCTCCAGGTCGAGGTGGCAAATCTTCCTTAGCCCTTGCTTCGTCCGGTTCAAGAAACCCATTCTGTATGCCGATCGCATAGGCTTCATATC